CACCAGTTGTGCATTTTGGACCAAACTATAGCAATCCACAATGGCAGAGTTTTGATACAGAGCCTCATCCAACAGGTTCAGTTTGGTTTAAAACAAACAATGTTAACCTTGGTGCAAACTATGTTATTAAAGAGTATGCAGTAGCAACAGACTCATTCACAACAATTAACAACCCTCTTTATGCAAATGATCAGAGTGCATTAAAAGCATTAGATCCAGCAGGCGGCGGAACAAATATTGTAACAGGTGCTTTATATTCACAGTATGACGTATCAGAAAACACTTCATACACAACAAAGTTTTTCAGTCGTTACACTACAGGAGCAACTCTTGTAACTGGTACAACAACTAGTCCAACCTTTGTAAGCCTTGAAACATTTACAATTCAAGCAAGTGCTAAAAATAGTGATACTCTTACTACTGCGGTCACTGCAACATTAGGTGGAACAACTGCAACAGATTTTGTCACTGCATTTACTGCTGCAAATGTTGCAAACACAACTGCAAGAGTTTTATCTACAGGTGCAGTTCAAATTGAACACACTGAAGGCGGTGTAATTGTACTTAAAGACACAAGTGGTACACCAGTTGCAGATGCAGGAATAAGCACATCAGTTACCACAGGTCAAGTTAGAGCAGGTAACGATAGTAATGTAATTTTGAGTAACTGGATTCCATTAGGATTTGGTTCAACTCCAGTGTATACCGCAAGTTCAACTGCACCGAGCATTGATCCAGCAGATGGAACATATTGGTATTACAGTGATACTAACCCAGTAGATATAATGATACAGGATGGCGGAACATGGAAAGGCTATCAAAACGTTACTAGCGATGCTAGAGGTTTTGACCTAAGTACAACTTCACCAGCTGGTCCAATTATAAGTTCAACTGCTCCAACAAAGCAAAGTGACGATAGTGCATTGGTATATGGTGATTTATGGATTTCAACAGCTGATCTTGATAACTGGCCTTTAATTTATAGATGGCAAAGTGTTGATTCAGTTGATCAATGGGTATTAATTGATAACTCAGATCAAACTGGACAAAATGGTGTACTTTTTGCAGATGCACGTTGGGCTGGAAATGGCACTACAGATCCTATAACAGATGATCTTCCAACAATTGAATCTCTACTAACCAGTAACTATGTAGATCTTGATAAACCAGATCCTACACTTTATCCAACTGGCATGTTGTTATACAACACAAGACGTAGTGGATTTAATGTTAAGAGCTTTCAAGTAGATTATTTTAATTCTTCAGACTTTCCATTTGCTACATATGGTGCATTACCAACTGTGAAAGACGCTTGGGTAACAGCAAGTGGCTTACAATCAAATGGTGCTATGTTTGCAGGTAGAAAAGCAGTTAGAAATATTGTAGTACAGGCTCTGAAAGCATCAGTTGATGGTGCACAAGAACTACGTGAAGAGCAAAAGATCTTTAATCTATTATGTGCTCCAAACTATGAAGAATTAGCAAACAACCTTGTAGCACTAAACAATGAGCGTAACAATACTGGATTTGTTCTAAGTGATACACCTATGCGTTTAGAAGACACAGGAACTGCTATCACTAATTGGGCAACAAATGCCAATGGTGATGGACTGACTACTGCTGATCCATATTTTGGTGTGTTTTATCCAAGTTGTCAAACTACAGACTTATCTGGACAAACAGTTGTTGCACCAGCAACACACATGATACTGAGAACTGTGATACGTTCAGACGATGTTGCATTTCCTTGGTTAGCACCAGCAGGAACACGACGTGGTACTGTTGACAATGCAAGTCAAATTGGATATGTAAATGCTCAGACAGGTGAATTTGTTCAAACTGCGGTTAGACAAGGTTTAAGAGATACATTATATGAGAACAGTATCAATCCAATCACGTTTATTCCAGGATCAGGTATTCTTAACTACGGTAACAAAACAACATTTACTGGAAGTTCACTTGATAGAATAAATGTTGCCAGATTAGTTGCATTTATACGTGGTAGATTAGAAACAATTGGTAAGAACTTTGTTTTTGAGCCAAACGATACCACCACAAGAGATGAAATCAAAAATGCAATTGAGAGCTTGATGATTGATTTAGTAGCAAAACGTGGTATATATGACTATTTGGTAGTTTGTGATACTTCGAACAACACACCAGCTAGAATAGACGCCAACGAATTATATGTTGATGTTGCTATCGAGCCAGTTAAAGCAGTTGAATTTATCTTCATACCTGTAAGAATTAAGAACACAGGCGAAATTGCAGCTGGTAACGTAGCAAGCTCGGCTGCGGTAACGTAAGAACAAGAAAAAATACAAAATGGAGCTTCGGCTCCATTTTTTTGTGGTCAAAAATAGATAAATAAAATTGTAATAAGGAGAATTATAAAATGGCCGTATCATCGCTAACAAGAATGACAGTACCATTGGCGTCAGACCAATCCAGTCCAACTCAAGGACTGTTAATGCCAAAACTAAAATATCGCTACCGGGTGGTATTTGAAAACATGGGCGTGTCTACACCTAGAACAGAACTTACCAAACAGGTGATGACTTTTACTAGACCTACTATAAACTTTGAAGAAATTGAAGTACCAATTTACAACAGTAGAATTTATCTTGCTGGACGTCAAACATGGGACGCTGTATCAGCAACATTCAGAGATGATGCTGGTGGAAATGTTAGTAGATTAGTTGGTGAGCAAATTCAAAAGCAAATGGATACACTAGAACAAGCATCTGCTAGTTCAGGTATTGACTATAAGTTTGTTACACGTTGTGAAGTACTAGATGGTGGTAACGGAACAAGCACACCTAACGTTCTTGAAACATGGGAACTATACGGTTGCTTTCTAGTAAGTGCTAACTATGGTGACTTAGACTATGCATCAAACGATCCTGTAACAATCGAATGCTCATTACGTTATGACAACGCAGTACAGACACCACTTGGAACAGGCATTGGATCTACAGTAGGAAGAACACTGGGTGACGTTGTAACTGGCTAATTAAGTTAGAGGAGTAACTTATGGCTTTTGGTGACGATCTACTCAAAGGATTTTTTGGAAACGATTTTCTAAGAGATTATACTCACGCAAGTAAAACCTTTCGCAGTAATAACTCGGCGCTTTCTCCACGTCGAAAGTTTTTATTCCATGTAGTCTTCAACATCAATTCGTTTTTAATTCCTCAACTACAAGCAGTGTTCAAAGCACAAGATGTAGCAAATATGAGTCTTCTTGTAAAAGAAGTAAAACTACCAGCATACAAATTTTCTGTTGAGACTATGAATCAGTACAATAGAAAACGTAAAGTTCAGACACAAATTGAATATGATCCAATTACGTGTGTAATGCACGACGATACCAGTGACCTTGCAAGAGAGCTATGGTACAATTATTACGCATACTATTACAAGGATGCAAGTCAAAAATACCTTGATGCGGCAGTGACAAATGGCAGTTTAGGACAAAATGCCAGTGGTGTAGATCCAGGAGCCGCATACCCATATGGATTCAGAGACATTTATACTCAGGATAGAGAAATAAACGATTGGGGCTATATTGGCGAAAGTTATATGGATGGTCCTACTGATACTAGAGGTGGTAAGCCAGCATTCTTTAGAGATATCACAATATTTGGATTTAACGATCATCAGTTTGCAGCCTATGTGCTTGTAAATCCTATTATCAGTGCATTTGAACATGATACCTACAACTACACTGAGGGTGGCGGCATCATGCAAAATACCTTTACTTTTGAATATGAAACAGTCAAATACTATCATGGCGCAATCAATGGTAGTTCACCAGATGATGCTATTCCAAGTTTTGGCAATAATGCAAACTATGATACAACAAAATCACCATTGGCTCGTCCTGGTGCTACTGCTACAATATTTGGACAAAGTGGACTAATTGATGCAGGTGCAGGAATTATTACAGATTTAAGTGCCGGAAATCTTGCAGGTGTTGTTGGAGCAATTCAAAAAGGTGGCACTGCTTATCAAACCTTCAAAGGCAGAGATCTCAATGAAATGTTCAAAACTGAATCGACAAATATTGCTAGAAATGTTATAAAAGAAGATTTACCAGGTGCAGCTAGAGGCAGTGGCTTTTTTCCTAAGCAGGCTAGATTCACTCCACTGAACGACCAGGCTGCAACACTTAAACCTGCTAATACTGGAACAGATCAGAATCCTGCTAACCTAAACGGACCAATAACTGTTCCGAACCAAGTTGGTAAAAATCCAAATCAAAGAGGCTAGTGTGGCAACAATAAACTATCCAAATCCAGGAACTGATCCAACTGTTAGAGCATTTGATGATTTTTATCAGCGTGAACTTGTAATTGATCAAAATCAATATGATACTGTGTACAGTTTTTTTGCAAGTATTTTTGCAAGTAAAGATCAAGCAGAAAATTTTACCCTTAGTGTATTTCAAATCAGTGAAGATAATGGTGAGTCAGTTGAAAATATCTTAAGTCAACTACGTAATCAAAATACTATACAAATTACTGCTACTCTTGCTTATTATCTAAATAACCAACGCAGTAACACCACATTACTTGGTATAACTTCAATTTCTACTCCAAATCAGTATACTGCACGCAATATCTTAATATAGGTGAACTATGGCTAACAAGTTCCAACAAGGACCTTACGTAGTTCTAAACCCTCAAAAATATGCAGGAAAAGGTGTTCCCAAATATCGCAGTGGATGGGAACTTGCATTTATGCGTTTTTGCGATAGTAACGATCATATAATAACTTGGTCTAGCGAGAGCTTAGTGATTCCGTACATCAATCCACTTACAGGAAAGAAAACAAGATATATTCCTGATTTTCTAATTCAATACAGAAACAAGCATAACAAAGTTGTTACAGAATTAATTGAAATTAAACCTAAAAAACAGAGTATCTTAGAAAGCAAAGCAAATAATAGAGACAGAGCAATAGTTGCAGTAAATTATGCCAAGTGGGCGGCTGCTCAAAAATGGTGTCAACGCAACGGCTTGACGTTTAGAGTAATAACCGAAGACGACATTTTCCGTCAGGGCGGAAAACGTAAATAAGTAACATGAAGACATGTGAACTGTGTAACACTAGGTTTAGTTGTGATTCAGATCATAGCTGTTGGTGCATGATTGAACCATTGGTAGCAATTAACACAGAGTTAAATGACTGCATATGTCCAAAATGTCTAAAGGAAGCACATGACCAAGAAACTAGAAGAACTGTTTGAACTACCAACTGATGAAGGATTATCAGAGGAAGTAATGCCTGATAATGTACCTGAAGCTAAACCAGAAAACAACGAGATAATGCAGAATACACTCAGTGAGCTTGATAAAGTACAAGCGGCATTGCCACAAGTACGAGGATTAGAAGCCAGCGATACAGAAATGGACGATCTTGCTGATAAGGCCACCAAAGGATTTGATGACCTAATGGATTTAGGTATGAATGTTGACAGCAGATGGGCAAGCGATATTTTTGGGGTGGCAAGTACCATGCTTGGACACGCTATAACTGCTAAAACTGCAAAACTAAACAAAAAACTTAAAATGGTTGATCTACAACTGAAAAAAGCAAATCTCGACCAAAAAGTGATATCTAACAATGAAGAAATTGCAACCGGAACTGGTGTTGTGCTAGATAGAAATGCACTACTAGACAGGTTATTAAACAAAGACAAAGAAGAGAAATGAGCTCTATTCTGCTAAATACTGCATAGAAGGAAAATAAGATGAAATCATTTGCACAATACCTTGTAGAAACACGTCAAACATTTGATTATAGAATCAAAATACTTGGTGATGTTGATGCAGAACTAATTAATGCTTTGGAAGAAAAACTCCAACAGTTTGATGTTGTAAGTATGACAGAACCAAAGAGTACTCCAATACAAAAAACCTTACCTGACTTTCCAGAATCTGAAAATGATAGTGTTACATTTATGGATGTTACTTTTAACTATCCAGCAACACCGCCACAGATTACACAGATGGCTGAACTTCTTGGAATGAATCCAAATCATATCATCATACAATCAAAAGAGTATGCTGATAGTGTAGAAGAAGAGCGTAAAGGTTATGAAGAGCAACCTGATCCAGTGCTTGGCACAGAAGAAGGTGAACAACCATCTGAACAAAGCAAAAAAGCCAGTGAATACTATGCTGCTGATCCTTATAAAAGAGAAGTAGTTGGCAACGAATATTCCAGTGATTTCACAATAGCAGGTGGTAAAACTCCTCCAGCAAAATTCAACACAGATACTCCTAATAGTGTAGATAGCCCTATTATGGGTACTAACAAGATTCCGGTCGTAAAAGCCTCCAATGGTAGTTCGGCTCCGGAGAATCGCAAAGACGGCCCTCCGGGTAAAAACAAAAAATAAAAAGGAATATACAATGGACAACATCTACGACACACTAGCAAAACTTGACAAGGTTGCAAATGAACCCGAGATAGTTAAAGAAGACAATCAGGCAATGATGAAAAAAGGTCTAGAAGATCTTATTAAGAAAACAAAGCTAAACAAACAGGCTGACTATACACCATTTAGCGACAAACAAAGTCCTGATGGTTTACCAGAGAAGAAAAAAGACAACAAGATGTTTGAAAAAGAGTCTGATGTTGAAAGAGATGATCGTGCAGAAAAAGCTGGACGTGAAGTAGAACGTGATGCAAAATACGATGGTATGAAGCATGCTGGTAAAGATGGTAAAGACGTTACTAAAGATATCGAGTATGATGAGAAGCATGACAAAGATGGAATGCATGAAAACGCAGGAACACTTAAAGATGCAGCTAGACAAGGTGTAATGGCACGTTTAGCAGAACTAGCTGGCCTTCCTGTACAAGAAATTGAAGAAGCATTAGGCACACCACAAGATGTAGCCGCTAAGATAATGGCAGAGAATCCACTTGATGAAGATATGAAAAGCAAAACATTTCCTACAGTGTTTAATGATGAAGA